TGTCGGATGTGGCGTCGGAGATGACGACGTCCAGGGAGCCGGTGTCCAGCGTGTCGACGTGGAGCATCACGGCGTTCAGGAGGCCGAAGAACGGCCGCTGGTAGACGAAGCTCCCGCCGGCGTCGGGGTTGATCAGGACCGTCGTGCTGCTCATCCGATGCCGAAGCTCCGACGGTGGCCGCTGAGAAGGGTCTGATAGGCCGGATCGTTGGCGAGATGGACGATCGGCGTCGTCGGCCGCTCACTGATCATCTCGGCCATCCGCAGGGACGCCTGGGCAAGCATGTCGTCGGGCTCGTCGACCATTTCGTCCCAGAGCCCGACGTCACGCTTCACCTTGGCGATGGCGGCCGAGCGAACACGGTCAAGCGTGGTGTCCCAATTATCGGAGTCGATGTTCAGGACTTGCTTGAGCTCGTCTTCGCTCGGCCAATCCGCCATCGGTCAGCTCGCGACGTTGTACGCGGTGAACGCTGCCGGGTACCACGGGGCCGACCAGAACATCCCGACGAGGGCGACGTCACGGCCCGCCTTGACCGCGTTGTCGACCTGGAGGGTGTACGTGCCGTCCTCGGCCCATGCGAAGCCGCTGCCCGGGCCGACGATCGCGTACGCGCCGTGGGCGTCGAGCGCCGGGACGTGGACGGCTCGCAGGCCGGAGATGTTGCCGGAGATCCCGCCCGCCGCGGTGGCGTCCAGGTTGATGTTCGAATACATCGGCTGGTTCGTCGTCGTCGCCTTGGCGTCGATGAACTCGCCGACCGCTTCGGTGGACAGCCAGATCGTGTCAGGACCACGCCGAATGGCATCGAACGCGGCGATATACGCCGCCCCGAAGGCCGTGTCCGCCGGATCGAGCGGTGAGGCGTTGCCGATCCCGCCCATCGCGTCCAGGAGGGCCGTGACCGCGAGGTCCTCGGTCGCCATCGCGTACTGCTCGGCCAGAAGTTCGACCCAGAGGGACAGGAACTCGGGGCTGGACCGCTTGATCAGCTGGATCGACAGGTCACCGGCACCGGCAACCGTCTTCATCCCGAACTCGGTCGTGCCGATGATCGTCTTTGTCGAGTCGACTTCCGACTTCTCCGTCGTCTGAACGGCCACGGTCGGCCGCTGCTCGATGACAGGGACGATCAGCTTGATCCCGGCCGACGGCGTCGGCAGCCGGCGGGTCGTGCTGAGGAACGGCCGTGACGGGTCGATGACGCCGATCAGCTCCGTCAGGTAGGCCGGCGGAACGACGCCGAGGTTGTCCGACGTGATGACGTCGTCGAGCGATCGAACCTGATCGGCCGCAAGCCGCTCGCCGGTGCTTGCACGGATGACGAGATCGGCCCATCCGCCAAGCTGGAGCTTCGGCTTCGGGTCCTCGGAGCCGCCTGGGATGCTGATATCGGCCCGGGCCTGCTCCTCCAGCTTGTCGAACCGCTCGGCGAACTTCGCCTGGATCGTTTCCTGCGCGATTGCGCGGGCGTTCACGGCCTCGATGGCCGAGAGGATCGCCGCGCTGTTGTCGACGCCCGTCGGGGCGACTGTCTCTTCGCCCATCGGGGCAACCTCCTCTTGCGAGCGGACAGAAAGAACGGCGGCGTCCGCTCCGTACGCCGGCCGGTGGGTCGGGGTCGCGCCGATGAGGCGGGCCCGGTTGTGGACACGGACGCGCCGCCCGTTCTTGTGTTCGATGGACGTCCCGCCGGCGACCTGGGCGAACTCCACGGACGCCCCGCCGATGATGCGGTCGGCCATGAGGCTCAGGGCCTCGTCACCGGCCGAGGTGCGGGCGACCTTGAACTTGACCGTGGGCCCGATGCCGTCCTCGCTGACCTCAAACGCCCGCCCGATCGGCACCCTGACGGCCTTCGGATTGCCGTCGGAGCCCACGCCGATCTTCATCTGATGCTCGGAGGGGTAGAGGTAGACGCTCTGGGGGTCGGTGCCCTCAAAGGCCCCGCGGGTGAACCGCTCGGGGCCGAGCTTCGTGTCGATCTGCTTGTCCCACGGGAGCAGACGCATCTCCACGACACGCTCGGAGAAGTCGCGGACCTCGATGTCGTCGTCCGGGACGAAGTACCTGATCGTCTCTTCGTCTTCGCTCAAAGGAAAAGCCTCCGCTGCCCTGCTGATGCGGACTGTTCCGCAGGGGGGAGGCCGACGAAGGGACGGCGGACGGGGCCGACTGTGTCCCGAGAGCTATTCGGTTCTGGGGCGATGATGTCTCAGGGTCGTTGCGTTGTCAATGAGCGGCGGCGACGGGGCACATACCGATGTCAGCCGGTGAATGGCGTGGTCGAGTAAACGCCGCCGCCGCTCACGCTCACGATACTCGGGATGATCAAGCCGCCATTGGCGGTAATACGCCTTGCGGAACTCGGGGTCGTGCCAGCGGCCCCCCCGAGACCCGGGACCGCTGGGACGACTACGCGACGATAGCGGAAACGTGCCGCTTCGTGCGCTCACAGACGAAGCCCGGCGGGATGAGCTTGTTACAGGTCCGAAGGATGCCCTTCACCATAATCCGGTCATCGCACCGGGTCGCGTCCTCGGCCCGTGCCTGGGTCGGCAGGATGGTGATCTGAGCCTGTGGCGGGCTGAACGGCACCGGGGCGTTGTCGGTGTCCCCCGGCTGGAGCCCCTCGAACGCCTGCGCCTGCTCGGGCGTGATGATGCCGGCCGTGATGCCGACGGCATACGTGTCATAGCGGGTCTTCGCGTCGGCAAGGGTCAGGATGTCGGTGTCGAACCGAGCTGCGAAGGCCCGCGGGATGAGGTCCGACATCGCTGACTCGATCTTGGACAGGTAGTTCGGCCGCAGACAGCGCCGAAGGAAGTCGTCATACACGGTCCCCAGGTTCTGATAGGTCAGGCTGCTCCCCGTGATGGCGTACTCCAGGAGATCGCCGGGGATGTTGAACATCCGGGCCGTGTCGCCGTTCTGGTACATCCGGGCGTCGAGCATCTGCGCGCCCTGGGGGTTGAACGTCGGGAAGTCGATGGACTCGATCCGGGGGTCCACGACCCGGACACGGTTATTGCCCTTCGCCGACCACGCATCGGCGAACCGTTCGGCCTCGGTCTCATCGCTATCGGGATCGTCGCTGAGCTCCACGGCGCTATGAATGATCGGAGCGGACGTCGCGCCGCCGTCGGCGTAGAAGTTGGCGGCCCATTCCTGCGACTCGACGGAGACGGAGATCGCCGCGCCGCACAGCTGGAGCGGCCCGACGCCGCGGAGGCTCGCTCCGTCCCGCAGATAGGTGCCCTGGATCATGTCGCGGTTCGCCATCTTGACCTGACGGCCGGCCCCGATGCCGTTCCACGTGATCGTCGGCCGCAGGATGTTCAGGCTGTTCTCCGAGACGCTGATCTGCTCGGGCGGGATGTTGACGAGGGCGATGGCGTTGCCGTCGGCGTCTCTCTTGGCGATCCACCACCAGAATTCGCCCCGCGTGGCGAGGTTGTAGGCCGTGTCGGTGAAGAATTGGTCCGCCCGCTTGTTCGGATCGGGGCGGACGATGACCCGTGGACGGTCCTCCGGGAGGACTTCGACCTCGTTCTTCAGGGCCCGCATCGTCAGGCTGCCCACGGTGTTACTGATGAGCGTGACTGCTCCCAGGATCGACGGGACTCCGAGAGCTTCCCGGAGTCCCGCCGCCCGCCAGGGCCGGGGGGAGAGCCCTTGAACGGCAAGAAGTTTGGCGTCGAGGTCCGGGAAGTCGTGGAACGGGTCGATGGACCGGGCCTCGGGGAGGTTCATGACGTGCTTGAGCTTCGGCCGCGTGGCGATGGCGAGGGTAACGGTGTCCCAAAGGCTCATCGAACGACCAACCTTCCGGCTGTAGCGGGCATCGAGGCGAGCCATACGGCTCGGATGGCGGCGAGGGATGCGGTGATCGGGCGATCGTCCTTCGCGTGGACGGCCTGGAAGCTGCCGTCGGGCCCTTCGACCCTGCGGACGGTCCAGGTCAGGTCATCGGTGACGGCGTCGGCGTTCTGGTAGGCGATGGAGCCGGCCGAGACGAGTCGGGCGAACTCGGCAGACGCGCCGGCCGCCTTCTGGCCCGTGACGTTCTCGCCATAGCCCTTGCGGACGTACTTCGCGAGCTGCCCGTCCGTGTGCGCGTCATAGCCGACCTTCGCAACGTGCTTCTGACTAAGGCTCTTGATCTGTTCTCCGAGGGCCGCGGTGTCGATCGGGTCGCCGTGAACGTCGGCGAGGACCTCGATGGCGACACGGGAGCCTTCCATCCACGCCATCGCGATACTGGCGCGTCGGCCGTCGGGGTCCATCGCGACGCCGATGGCCGGCCGGGTCGGCTTGCCGACGTCGTCACGGCACTTCGCCCACGCCGTGTCGTCAACGAGCCGCTCGCGGAGCGTCGTGACCCACCGGCAGAGGTTCTCCGTTTCGAAGTGGGCGAGGGAGCCCGCGAGCTTGTGGCTGCGGTACTGGCGGGCGAGGACGTCGAGCAGCATCGGGAAGTGGCCGATGCTCGGGTTCGCCTCGGCCCATCCCTCGGGATCGTCGATGAGGCGATCAGGTCCCGCAGACCACTCCAGGTAGGCAAGGCTCGGATCGTCCTCGGCTCGGAGCTTCACGGCATTGAGGCTCGCGGACTCGTCGCTGCCGGCATTGCTCAGGTAGAGGATCTGCGGATTGAGGCTTGCCATCGTGGTCGGGATCACAGCCCCGATGAACTCCTCGCCGATCTCCCGCAGCTCGTCAACGATGACGTCGTCGATGCTGAGTCCCCGAGGACCGCCGCCGGTTGCCGCGGAGATGACGTACAGACCGCCGTTGCTCGGGATCTCGATCGTCTCCTGGCCGCCGCCCCGGCGGATCTTCGCGTCGGGCCATCGCTGTTCGACGATCGGCAAGAGACGGAAGAACATCTTGCGCGGCAGCTCTCGCGTCTGAGCGGCGTGGAGGATGCGCCGGCCCATGCTGAGACGGTGGAGGATGTGGGGGATGACGATCTCTGTCTTCCCGTTCTGGCGGGCGACGATGGCCGCCACCTCCGGCCATGTCCACCTTCCACCCGGACCGGACGCATAGAGGTAGCGGCCGACGACAGTCTGCCACGGCAGGAGCGTGATCCCGACGCTCT